ACAATTACTACATTTAATGTCGCCTAATACAGAAGGTGTTAACGGACTTATAAATAAAAATGTAGCTACAAATCAAAAATTAAGTAGTCCTGCTAATACATTAGCATCAGCATTAGGAAGTCCATTAGGATTGCGATTTAAAAAACATGGACTATTACCAGTTGATGATGAAATATCAAAATATAGTGATATACATAGATTACGTAAAATACGTGCAGCTGCCCAAGCCGATTTTGATGTTGAACAGAACCGTTTAGTTTTATTATTAGGTACTCGTAAAGACGGTGTGACACCATACTGGACTCCGTTATCAGGACCATTAGGACCTGACTCTGTCGGAGGTATCGGAGAAACTAAGTTTAGTAAACGTTTTGAATATGATACATATAAATTAGGAACAGAACTATTTCGCGATACTGATACCAGTCGTGGTCGTACATTTTCTACTCAGTATGGTTATATTGCTCCGTATACAGATGGCACTGAAAGTCAGACAGATCCTACCATAGTTGATGAACGTGAAGGTGATAACGGTTCGTTGACAAGTCCATATGGTAAAAATTCATTACGTAAACGTATTGAAACTGATACTAATTTTACTGCAATACCACAACGTGAAATTAAGCAAGCGGCTAGCAATCAAACACGTCAGCAAGGTGATATCGTTGATACTGCTACTTATAAAACATTGGCATATGGTAATATACCAAAAGCAAAAAATCGTACACATTCAAATACTATAACAAAAATTATAGATCCGACTATGGACGGTGCAGGGTATCAAGCAAAAGATACTCCAATTGCTAAAAAGTTGTTAACATATACAACAACGCAGATCTCTGGACAAAAAGATACAACTCGAATCACTGAAACAAATAAAAATTATATTACTTTAAAAATAGGTAATGTAGTATTGTATGCATATTTAAGTAGTCTAAATTTTAGTAATCAGTTTTCAACGAATGAACTTAAAGGGGCTATGGAAGCATATGCAGAAAAAACATATAGTTCCCATGAGCGTGGAATTGGTTTAGGTTTTATGATAGCAGCAAAATCTCCGACAGAATTAGAAGATAACTGGAAAAAAATAAAAAGATTACAACAGCTATCATCGCCGGTATATACTAATAATGTTATCTTCCCTACACGTACAACATTAACAGTAGGCAGTATTGTACGGTCAATGCCAGTATTTATGGATAGTATATCGTTTGATATTGATAATGAATCGCCATGGGAAATAACACCTAATTATCAGTATCCATATTATATTACAGTGGATTGTGAGTTTTCAATAATACCGTCAAGTGCAACATCATTGCCAGTAATAGGATAATAACTATGGATAGATATAGATACAGTAAAACAGAGTCAAATAAATTTAAAACTAGCCGATTACCATCATTGCCAGTTACATCAACTGATTTGTATATATTTTCACGTGAAGGTGATCGTTTGGATTTAATGGCAAATACGTTTTATAACGATCCTCATTTATGGTGGATTATTGCCGATGCGAATAATCTTGGTAAAGGATCACTAATAATACCACCAGGTTTACAGATACGTATACCAAACCCAATAACAGATTTACGTGTGTATTTAGAACAAATAGAAGCTGATAGATAATAAGTTATGGAAAATTTCTTTTTAAAGTCACCTAATCCATCGATACAGCAGGCGATTAACTATCGTAAACAAAACTGGTCACCTCTGTCTCGGCAAGTAAATGTTACGATTACATGTAATGGTACTAAATACTTTCCAAGTACGGATAAACGTATAAAATTAACAAAAGTATCAATTTCAGAGTCTGGCGATTATATGACCGCCAGAAAGTGTCAGATTGAAATATTATGTATTGGTTGGGATGCTTTTGAAATTGTAGAAAAAGATTTTGGATTTATTGATAAGAATAAAAGATTAACAATACAATTTGAACAAGTAGCACCTCCAGGTTATTCAGTAGCAGCTGCTGAAATATCACAAACCTGGGAATTTCGTATAATTGATCCAGCATTTACTTTACAAGATGATGGTACAATACTTTTAGCTGTTAGGGGTATAGGAGCAGGAGCAACGGTAGAATCTGTAAATATAGGTGACGCTGCATTTGCGACAGCTCTTCCAGGTACAACATTCGTATCAGATTATAACTGGAATAATGACACTAAACAGATACAATCAATAACTGATTATATTCATTGGCGTGTGCAATCTCAGACAAATGCATTAACGTCTATAGATTTTGATATACAGCATGGATGCCAAGGATCGATTACAGATGATGCTCCTGGTAATGCAATGTTCTTAACTTTAAAAACAGCATCAGAAGTATATGAAGCTCCAGAACAATCAGTAAATATGCCGTCATTAATATATGTTACATTATCAGGAATTGTACATTTAATAAATACATATTATCAACCTGGCGAAGGTGCACTTAGTTCAATAAAAATTACATGTGAACCTCGAGGTACTGTAACATATAAAACTTCGGATGGTAGTACATTTGGTTTATATAGTGCAGATCCAATTCGAGTATTCTTACCATGGTCGGATCCGGCATATTGTAGTTATATACCTAAAGGGGCAGAAAGTCAGCCTGGTCGAAATGCATTTGATTTTGTTAGTAATCCTGGATATGCTTTACCGGCATTACAAGCATGTAGTGTATCAGGCGGAGAGTTAGGTGGTATTTTTATTAATGTTGATATACTAGAAACTATATTAAAAGAATTAGGTGGCGAAAATACTGATAGTACATTAGAGAAAAAAAATCCAGCTAAAATATCAATACAAAGTTTTTTCAAAAAGATTTTTGCTACTATTAAAGAATTAACAGGCGGTGCTATTGATTTAGGATTACGTACTGATAATGATAAAACAACGCCGACACATACCGAATTTGCAATTGTAAATGCTCGTGATCAAACAACCGAAGTAATTACACCAGTAGCCTTTTCGCGTCTAGACGGTACTACAATAAGCCTAATCGTTAAAAGTAAAATTACTCAGGAATTAATTGCGGCTTCATTTGGAAGTGCTCCTGGTACTGACGGGGACGAATCAGGTACGGCAGCTGTTGGTAGACAACAAGCATCAGAAGATGACACTACAGCTGCTAAGAAAGGTTTACCTACATGGACAGATTTATCAGATGCACGTACACGATTAGCATATGGGTTTTTTAAAGATGAAGATGTTAATGCGGCTAAAGGTGTATTAACGCGATTAATTACAGAACAAAATACCAAAGAAAAAGCAGAACAGTCTACTGGTATATATCCGTTAGAATTGACATTAATTATACGTGGCCTAGACGGATTTCGTTTTGGTGATGCTATAACAGTTAATGAATTGCCTAGTCGATACAAAACACCAGTAGGTGGAACACGTATAATTTTTACAGTACATGAGGTAGAGCATCAGTATGTAGAAGGCGGTCGTTGGGAAACATCATTAAAAACATTGTTACGTATGGCACCTGATAATTTATACCAATCAGTTAGTAGTACTGGCAATGGCGTTACATCAGCTGATACCCAAGAAAGTTTACAGACACAAATGTCAACCCAAATACAGAATGAGAATATTAATTCAAGTACAACTGACCCAAATAATTCGGTATTTGAAAGATTAGAATAGGAATAAGAATGTTACCACAATTACATATGCCTCCTAGTCAAATAAAAAAAGCTTATACAGCTGGAGGTGAATATATTATTGCCAATGTAAATGATCGTCGAGAATATGTTGGATATCTACATATATATCCAAACGGTGCTATATATAGTGGTGATAAGTACACATCGGATAGTATAGAATTATTAATGGTGCCGGCACAATACTTTAACTCCCAGTATAATGGTATATATTTTAAACTTACTAGAGCAGCTTTTTATAATCATACAGATCCGCAACATTACGTTTTAGTACCTACAGCAGATGATCGTAAAAAAGGTGTAGTTAAACGATATTTTGCCTGTAAACGCAATGAAGATATTGTTATTGAAGTTGATTCCAAACAAGTGCAAGCAGCTAATGTATCAAATAAAAAAGGTATTAATGCACGTATTTGGCGTATGATATCATTGGAATGGACAATTGCTGGTAATACAGATGAAGTACAACGAGCGAATAGTAGAGTTGTATCAGTTGCATCACGTAAAGTTCCTTATATACGTACATACTTATCAGACCTTTTAGAATTTTATCAGTAACATTTGGTAAATTAAGATATTGATCTTATATTTAGCTAAATGATAATCGAATCTGATATTGACTTCCAACGTGTTCAAGCGTCTTTAAGATCTGGTGATAGCTTCTGGATTCCGGTATACTCTGACAAGTATCGTCATTATGTAAATAATAGAATTAGTTTTGTTTACATATATAGTATAGCTGATAATGAAGACTACATTGTTCCATTCCATCATATGGATTGTTTGAACCTCAAATCCGAACAACTACAACACCTTACAAGTCAACATAATATCTTTGTATTAGGTAAAAAGCGATTCCAATATACGTACGGTAATACATGTTATGACGCCGATCTGTTTGCCTGGTGGCATACCAATAAAATGTTACCGTTAGATGAAACTAATACTGCTGCTCATGACATGTGGAGCAAGTGGTGGCATAATGAAACCAATACAAACGATTGGTTACCAATAACTCGTCATCTGGAACGATGTGTTAACATGCGTATAGAGTTTCTAAAACTATATAATACAGTTGAGATATCTGATGAGTATAAGACATATGATATATCCGTATGTAAAGCATTTGGTGATATTGAACAGTATGGATTATATCAGTCAACAAAACAACTAGCTCATACCGAATATAATTTATATACAAGTACAGGTCGTCCTAGTAATAAGTTTGGTGGTATTAACTATGCAGCTATGAATAAGGAAGATGGTAGTCGTAAAATATACTCGAGTAGATTTGCAAAAGGTATGTTAGTTGAATATGATTATGATGCATATCATGTACGGTTGATTGCCAGTTTAATTGAATATACATTACCGACTGGTTCAGTTCATACTTATTTTGGTAAACAGTATTTTGATACGGATGATTTATCAGAAGAACAGTATGACCAAAGCAAACAAATAACATTCCGATTGTTGTACGGAGGTATTGATGATGACTTTGCTCAGATACCATTCTTTAACAAAGTACGTCAGTTCATTAACAAGTTATGGAAAGAATTCAAAGTATCAGGTTACATAACTACTCCTATATATAAACGGAGAATGTTTAAAAATAATCTGCATGATATGAATGCCAATAAATTGTTTAACTATTTGTTACAGGCAACTGAAACAGAACATAATATCAAACAAGTTTTAGCTGTAAATAACTTACTAATAAACTATCAAAGCCGATTAGTATTGTATACATACGATTCATTTTTATTTGATTTTGATATGACCGATGGTAAACATGTATTATGTGATATCAAGAACACATTATCAGATAATGGTCAATATCCAGTTAAACTAAAAGCTGGAGTAGACTATGACAGTATGCATGATATGACTAACCGACTTAGTTAAATATTTATAACTATAAAAAGTTTTGTTGGATATTTATTAAAAAAAGAATTATGACCGAATTACCAAAATCAACAGTACAAACAGTAGTATCGTCACAAGATAGTGTTATGTTACCAAAAACATTGACACCAGAAATTGTGAACGTACTTAACTCTGCAATTGCAGAAGAATATGCCGCTCATTATTTTTATAGAGGAGCTGCTAACTGGTGCCAAGGAGTTGGATATACTAAAGCGGCAGCGTTTTTTGCTAGTGAAGCAATTGCAGAATTAGAGCATGCTGAGAAGTTACAAAAGTATATAGTAGATTGGAATGCTACTCCGTTACTGCCATCTATAAAATTTAACGGTGAGTTTGCTCATTTAATTGATGTTGTTAACAAATCATATGCTATTGAATACCAATTAGGTAACAAGTATATGACCTGGACACGTCAAATGTTTGATACTCATTTAATGACATTTAATTTCCTTCAAGGATATGTAGATATTCAGAATGGGTCTATTGCAGAAATGTCAGATCTATTAAATGCTGCGCAGCTAGTTGATACATCAAATAAATTAGATTTATTACATTATGAAGAAAGATACTTTGGTTAATTTACTTGATTTAGATAATATTCTGAATCCGGAGCCTATACAAGCACAGGCAGATATAATTTCTGAATCGGTTAATAATACTGTTACGGAAACACCTAAGCCAGTTAATATTGATTGGGATGAAGTAATTACTGAATGGTTTTATCGTTTACCAAAAGGATATGCCGAACAGCCATATACTGAAAAAGAACTTAAAGTCTTAGATCAAGTAATTAATGAATATCAAAGTGGTGGGTTTAAACCAGTTATTAACGAAGCAAAAGCATTAACACCTGCTTTAACACCAGCTGGTAAAGAATTCATGCAAAAGGTTTATGATAATGGTAGTATACGTGATGAGGCATATCGAAAAATAGAATCAATCGTAGCAACAGCTAGTAAAGATCAGCAGATACAATGGAATGATTTGTTTCAGACATATACATTAAAACAATATATTAATGGTGGCTGGGAAAATTTTAAAGAATTTTTTGATATTGCACCACAGGGAATGGGTCGTGGTGAAATGATGGCTGTGTTAGCAATTAAAGGAGCTGCTTCCGGAGGTACCGAGCAGAAGGATTTACTATTACCTAGTGCTACTTGGGAAGTAAAAGAAGACCCGGATAACATCCGTATGGCCAAATCTGGCTTCGGTGGCAAGTTTAAATATGTCAAAGAAACTAAAAAATTCTATGAATTACTAGAAGGTATTGGTTTAAATGGCGGAGAGGATGCTACGATTATAGAAAATCTTAATAAAGTATTTAATTCTGAATCGTTATCAAATGAATTCATGAAAGTATTAACAGTTAACTTCCGTGGTGATGGTTTTAAAGCAAAAAAGAAAAAAGGTGAAGAAGACGTTACATCTGAAAATTTCTTTGATCGTGTATCAAAAGCAGCTGAATTACCATCTGGCGTAATTGAATTACATTACCTAGGGTTTAAAGAACTAAACAGATTAGGTAAAACAATAAGTAAAAATAAAGATTTAGTAAATACAGCTAAATTAATTGTACAAACATCGAAAGCAGAAGGTCAGTTTTTTATTAGTACTGATGATGCTACAAAGATACAAAAAGCAAAATCGGACCAATCAGTAAGTATTAAAGTATCTACTCCGGCAAAAAAAGATATTCGTGTATTTTTATATAACATTCTTAAAATTATAAAATCGCCAATGGTACAAGACCCTGAGTTATTACCAAAAGATTTTAATGATCGTAAACATGCATACTTTATTGATGATGGATTGCCAGGCTTTGTTTATTATTTATCAGGTAATCCGAAACCATATTTAGGTTTTCCGAAAGATTTTATCATATATGGTATATCACAAAATATGGGAAAGATGATGATTGGGCGTCTAGCCAGTAAATATGAATTTATTAAAGCGCAAATGGCGTTAGGTTAAGTAAGAGAGGTTGATTAGTGAAGCCACAACTATTATGTACATTTGCACATCGTAAAGATTTAGATTTAATACTTGATTATATCATATCATCTTATACTATATCTGAACGTCGGTTATTTGTATTTGCTGATGATAATGTTTACAATGACATGTACATAACATTCAATGTGGAAACTGCGGATACCAAGCGTATACCAAATACAATATTGGTACACCGTAAAAAAGAAACCAATACCATGTATACAGTTAATGCTTTAAATGTAATCATACGTGAAGCTAATAACGGTATACTGGATAAGACATTTATTATTAACTGGAATGCTTATCGCAATTCTATACTATTAACTTCAGATGATGCATTAAGGCATGTGCAATTGAAAATGCATAAGCGAATTGATTTGTAATATATTTATTTAAAACATAAAAGGAAAACATGAAAAAAATACAACTTAAAAATTTAATCCGTGAAGAGATTCGCAGAGTATTAAAAGAAGCTGCTACCGGTACATTACGCAATGTAAAGGCAAACGTTTCTATATTTAGTGGTAAAGACGGTGAAGAAATGCAGTTGGCAGATAAATTTTTCGGAAAATTTATTACCGTAAAACAAGCTCCAAATGAAGACGGAGATGCTATAGTAGACGTTAACGTTGGCAACTTAATTAACTTGCTGCAAACAGATGCAAAATATAGTGCAGGGACAGCTGAGTATAGTAAGAAGCCAGGTGACGTTAGGGTTTATTACGGCGGAAATGATTCTATAGAGCTTTATGGATTACCAACTGATGCATCAGATGCAATTTTATCAACTGGTACATCAAAAAAACAATCTCGTATGTATTCTGTAACAGTACAGATAGGTGCAGATCCGTATGCTAACTTTGATGATTTTGAAGATTATATGATACCAACTGTAGCAGAAAAGATAATCGGACGTCCGAAAATTACAGCCCAGCCAGAAACTGATGCTGAGGGAAGGCAAATTGACCAGTATGTTAGCAAGTTAGAAAAAACTTTATTGGCAGCTGCTAAACGAGTTGTTCCGGGAATAAAGAGTATGGCAACTGAAGAAGGTGGATTTGTATTTCAACTACCGGGACAGCCAGATAGTCAAATGAAGTCTAAACTAAAGTCTTTGTTTGCAGGCGCTAGAAAAGTAACTTTTAAATAAAATATATATAAAGTAATAACATGAAAGCATCAGAGTTTAAAAAACTAATCCGTGAAGAGGTTAAAAACGTCTTAAAGGAAGCTACAGTTAAACTTGGGCCTGACAAAAATTTTATTTTAAAAAACTATAAAGGAGGTGTACTACTTCAAAAATTAGACCCTAACGGAGGTCAAGTACATAGCGAAATGCTTATCCTTAAAAATGAAATACCAGATGTAATTGCTTTCTTAAATAAGAATAAATAATAAAACTACACGCCCCCAGAATATTAGAGCCGGTTTCATCCGGCTTTTTTATTGGCTAAGGATATATTTATATAAAATAACAAATGATAAATAAAAATATTTCACTTTTTTCTTGTTTAATGAAAAGTAAGTACTTATATTTAAAGCAAATTAATAATAATCAATAATAAAAAAGGAGTAACAAATGGCTATTAATTTAGATGCTATTAAAGCAAAACTTAACAAATTACAAACACAGACTACACGTCAGAACAATCTTTGGAAGCCTGAACCGGGCAAGCAGCAAATTCGTATTGTACCTTATCAATACAACAAAGAGAATCCATTTCAAGAACTTTATTTCCATTATGATCTAGGTAAGAAGAATTTCTTATCTCCGATCACTCATGGCAATCCAGATCCAGTAGTGGAATTTGCTGACAAGCTTAAATCTTCAGGTAATTCAGATGAATGGAAATTAGGTAAGAAACTAGAACCAAAAATGCGTTGCTATGTTCCTATCATTGTTCGTGGTAAAGAGTCCGAAGGTGTTAAATTCTGGGGTTTTGGTAAGACAGTCTATGCTGAATTATTAGGGTTCATTGCTGACCCAGATTACGGTGATCTAACCGATCCAATGAATGGTCGTGATATTGTAATTGAATTTACACCAGCCGAAGGTGGTGCATATCCAAAGACAACTTTACGTATTAAACCAAATACAACACCATTGACTACGGATCGTAATATTGCTGAAAAGATCGCTCAACAGCAACCAAATCTCGGAGAAATTTTCAAAGAACCGACTTACAATGAACTTAAAGAAGCATTGGAGCAATGGTTGAATCCTAGTGATGATGATGCTGATACATCTGTATCGACTGCATCTCATGATGAAGATGAAGCACCATTTTCACCTAATGTAAGTAAAGTTGATGACGTAAGTGCAGCGTTTGATGAATTGTTTAACGAATAATATTTTAAAGGAGTTACAAAATGGCAGTATCTAAAAGTGATCTGTCGGATGAATTAGCCGGTGAATTGGCTAGTAATCTGAACAAAAAATTTAAAGGATCTGGATACAAGACCGCATACTTTTTAGAGGGAGATGTTGATTCTCCTTCTAATGTATCCGGTTGGGTAGGAACAGGTTCAAGTATGCTTGATTTAGCTATATCAAATCGTCCAGGAGGTGGTTTTCCGATTGGTCGTATCGCTGAGATAACTGGTCTAGAAGCTTCTGGTAAGTCGTTATTGGCTACTCATGCATTAGCTGATACACAGAGACAAGGAGGATTGGCAGTTTACATTGATACCGAGAGTGCAGTTAGCAGTGAGTTTCTTGAAGCTATCGGTATTGATTTAACTAAAATGTTATATGTTCCATTGGAAACTATGGAAGATATCTTTGAAGCTATTGAATCTATTGTTGAATCAGTACGTAAATCGAACAAGGATCGATTGGTTACTATAGTAGTCGATTCGGTCATGGGCGCATCTACAAAGGTAGAAATGGCAGCCGAATTTGATAAAGATGGTTGGGCAACTAGCAAAGCCATTATCTTATCAAAAGGTATGCGTAAAATTACCAATATGATTGCTCGTGAGAAGATATGTCTACTATTTACCAATCAGTTACGATCTCGACTAGGAGTTAGTTTTGGTGATCCATGGACTACCTCTGGTGGTAAGGCTATTCCATTTCATGCTTCTGTACGTCTTCGTCTTAAGTCTATAGGTCAAATCAAGGCTAAGGATGCTAAAGGTGTTGAGCAGATCATTGGAATCAAGACCCGAGCTCAAGTAATTAAGAATCGTATGGGACCTCCTTTGAAGTCTATTGATTATGATATTTACTTTGAGTCTGGTATTGATAATTACGGTGGATGGTTGGAAGTGATGAAAGAGTATAAGTTAGTTAGTCAGGCAGGTGCTTGGTATACTTATACAAGAGAGAATGGTACGGCTGTTAAGTTCTTATCAAAAGATTTTCAAGGAGCGTTGGAAAAGGATAAGACCCTAATGGATGAAATATACAAAGCTATTTGTGATGCATATATCTTCCGTTACCAAGCAGGCTCTATTGGAATTGATGACATTGAAATTGACGAGGACTTTATTAGTGAAGAATCATGAAGACTAGATATCTTGAAATCTTAAAACAAGTTGAACAGGAACATACCAGTGATAAGACTACTGATCGAAACAGTAGAATACTTATTATTGACGGATTGAATACGTTCATCAGAGTATTTTCTGCAGTACCTGCATTAAACGATGACGGTGAACATATTGGCGGAGTAACGGGCTTTTTAAGGTCCGTTGCTTCGGTCATCCGTGACTATAAGCCAACTAGATGTATTGTAGTATTTGACGGTAAGGGTGGTTCTGCGAGACGTAAGAAAGTTTACTCTCAATACAAAGCTAACCGAGCCGTTAAGACCCAATTCAACCGATACCAAGAATTTGCAAATCTTGAAGACGAATCATTATCAATGAAACGCCAATTTGGTCGTATTATTGAATATCTACAAGTATTGCCAGTAACTACATTAGCAGTTGATAATGTTGAAGCTGATGATATTATAGCATATATTGCCAATGAAATTTATACTAAAGATGAACAAAAGGTAACTATTGTATCTACAGATAGAGATTTCTTACAACTAGTTAATCATCGTATCAATGTATGGAGTCCGGTTAAGAAGATTCTATATAATCCAGTACGATTAGAAGAAGAACTAGGTATTCCGTCAAAGAACTATTTAATGTATCGAACATTTATAGGTGATAAGTCAGATAACATACCTGGCATTAACGGCGTAGCATTAAAAACAATGCTCAAGCATTTTCCAATCATGACAGAAGATCGTCAAATAAGTATTGATGATATAATGGACTATGCTAAGGGACAAGATAAACCGACTCGTATACATGAAGCAGTATTAAACAGCAAAGAAACATTAGAACTCAATTACAACCTAATGCAACTTAAGAATGTTGATATTCCAGGTAATGCCAAGATGCTAGCCATTAATACTGTTAATGATCCAGTATCAAAGACCAATGTATATGAATTCAAGAAAATGTTCATGATGGATAAAATGTATACCATTATTAAAGATGTGGATACTTGGTTAACAGCATTTAATACCTTAAATGCTTATGCAAATATTTGATTTATTAAAAAATTGTTTATATAATAAAGTATGACAGATAGATTAAGTGCCTACGGTTATGCTTTTCAGATAAAAGTTATTACCGCTTTATTTACAGATAAAGCATTTTTACAACAAATTGCTGATATATTATCAGCCTCGTATTTTGAGAGTGAAGCTAACGAGTGGATTGTAAATACAATTTTAGAGTATCATTTGCAATACAAGACAAGTGCAACATTAGAAGTTATGAAAGTAAAACTTCATGAAGTATCTAATGAAGTGCTTGCAACCCAAATTAAAGAACATCTTAAAGATGCATTCCGATATACTCAAGCAGATGACCTAGAGTTTATTAAACAGCAAGCGTTAGATTTTTGTAAGAATCAAGAAATCAAAAAAGCTATCTTATCGGCAGTCGACTTACTTAAGGTAGGTAGATATGATGACATCAAAGTGCAAATTGATAATGCTTTGAAAGCTGGTGGCGATAAAGAGATAGGTCATGATTACATGACTAGTATAGATGAACGATATACAGAGTCTGTTCGTGATACAAAAGAAACGCCATGGGAAATAGTTAATGAATTGACTTCAGGTGGATTAGGTAAAGGTGAGTTAGGAGTATTTGTAGCTCCTGCAGGTATTGGTAAGTCTTGGGGACTTATTAATATAGGAGCGCATGCGCTTAGGAAAGGAATGACAGTTGTTCATTATACATTGGAGTTGAATGAAGCATATGTAGGTTTACGTTATGACTCTGTAGTAACTGGTATTGCTAATCAGAACTTGAAACATTATCAAGATCAAGTTAAGTCTGACTTAAGTAAACTAAACGGCGAACTTATTATCAAATATTATCCGACCAAGACAATATCAGTATTAGGATTGAAAGCTCATATTGAAAAATGTATAATGCAAGGAAAGAAGCCAGATGTCATTATAGTTGACTATGCTGATTTGTTAAGAGGTCATGGTCAAGAGAAACGACATGAGTTGGAAGGTATATATGAAGACCTCCGAGGATTAGCAGGAGAGTATGAAGTACCGGTATGGACAGCATCTCAAGCAAATAGATCGGCATTGGAAGAGGATGTTATCGGGGCAGAGAAGATTGCCGAGTCTTATGGTAAGGTAATGGTAGCTGACTTTGTTATATCATTATCTCGTAAGGTGCAAGACAAGTTAGCCGGTACTGGTAGATGGCATGTCATTAAGAATCGTTTCGGTCCTGATGGTATTACATTGCCAAGTAAAATGAATACTAGTAATGGACAGATTAACATATACGCTGATACATCAGTGCAAGGTAAGGATGCTCAGAAGCAAATGGATAATGGAAATGAGTTAGCTCGTAAGATGTTAGCCCGCAAATTCCAAGAAATTCAGAATAATGACTTTGAATAAAAAAGTTAAGAAAAAGTTACAAAAAGCAAACAGATAGCAATGACGACGGCATATTTATGTATAAAATTACGTAGTTTTAAAACAATTTATAACAAAAGATTAATTAAACTTTAAGGGAACATTATGAACGTATCTAATGAAATACTCTCTGATATTACTGTGCATATGAAGTATGCTAAGTATATTCCAGAGTTACATCGCAGAGAGACCTGGGAAGAGCTAGTGACCAGAAATAAAAACATGCATCAAAAGAAATATCCAAATTTAAGCAATGAAATTGAAGAAGTATATAAGTACGTTTATGATAAAAAGATTTTACCGTCCATGCGTAGTTTGCAATTTGGTGGTAAGCCAATTGAAATATCACCTAATCGTATATATAATTGTGCTTATCTTCCTATTGATGACTGGAGGGCTTTCGGTGAAGTAATGTTCCTATTGTTAGGCGGTACGGGTGTAGGGTATTCAGTACAACGTCACCATACTGAGCAATTACCAGAGATACGTAAACCGAATATGGATAGAGAACGTCGATTCCTTATTGCTGATAGTATCGAAGGTTGGGCAGATGCTGTTAAGGCATTAATGAAATCATATTACCAAGGTGGTTCAAAAATTAAATTTGATTTTTCTGATATCCGTGCAAAAGGAGCCCGTTTGGTTACGTCAGGCGGTAAAGCACCAGGACCACAACCACTTAAAGAATGTTTAATTAAAATTCAAGGTATTTTAGATTCAAAAGAAGATGGAGAAAAATTATCACCTATTGAAGTGCACGATGTGGTATGTCACATTGCAGACGCTGTTTTGGCTGGGGGTATACGTCGCGCAGCTCTCATATCATTGTTTAGTGCAGATGATGATGAGATGATTGCTTGTAAGTCTGGAGCTTGGTGGGAACTTAATCCACAAAGAGGACGTGCTAATAATTCGGCAGTATTGATACGCCATAAAGTTACTAAAGAGTTCTTTATGGATCTTTGGAAGCGTGTTGAATTGAGTGGTGCTGGAGAGCCTGGTATTTATTTATCCAATGATAAAGATTGGGGAACTAATCCATGTTGTGAAATTGCACTTCGTCCTTATCAGTTCTGTAACTTATGTGAAGTAAATGTATCAGATATTGAATCTCAAGAAGATTTGAATAACAGAGTA